CCTTAGAGCGTTCCTAGCTTCTTTAGTATAGAAATTATTTAGATATAGCTCTTTTAAGATATTTTGAGCTTCAATATCTATTTGTCCATAAGTGCCACTAGCACCATGCCCAGAGAAGTCAGTATAGATGTAAGTGTTTAACTTACCTAAGTTTTCGTGGAGCCATCCACTTACACTGGCTACAGTTGCGATACCTGTATCGCTGTCAAATTCATATTCTACTATGCCTGAAGCTAGATCTTCTAATACGCTCATGTAAGGTATTACACTAAATACCTAGATCTTGTAGCATTTTAATCGTTCTTGCGTGAACTGGATCGTTAGGGTCTAACTCTGGTTGTTTAACAGGATTAGGTATAATATTTTTGCGGTTATTCCTAGTATAAGCTTTAAACTCTTTTAACAAGGTCGTCTTCAACTTTGGCCTGTCTAGATGTGGATTTAGTCCAGCTTTTTGAGCCATTCTCATCATATCAGTTAAGTTCATTCCCTTAAGTTGATCTTCAAAAATATCTAACTCATTTGTACCAAATGGATTTAAGTCTTTAACACCCAAAATAACTTCAAGCTCTCTTATCTTTTCTTTGTAAGCGGCAGTGTTTATTTCACCTCTCGCTTTCATTTCTTGAATCTCTTCAACAATTCCCTTTTTTACAGGCTTTTCTTGTCCTGTGGTAACCTCGTCGTATGGCTTATCTTCTTCACTCATATATCTATTATATACACTTAAATAATAAATTACATAAAAAAAAGGCCACCCCTTTCGAGGTGACCTTTAAATTGGATTAAAATTATTGGATTATTATGGTCCAACGATTTTTCCAACAAGAACTCGGTTATCGAGAACTACGCGACCTTCGTCGATAGAACCGAAGTATCCGATCTTGTTCTGGCGGATGCTGTACTGATCATCAGCAATGAGGTTAAACTCACTACCACTTTCAGCGTCAACAGCAACTGCACGGATAAGAGCATCTTTTGAGCGATCAACACCAAGGACGAAATCGTCTGTTGAAGTGTCGAATTGCATACCGATACTTGCTCCGTCTGCATTGTAGTAAGTAGTACTACCCGCAGCAGTGTCAAATAAGTCGTTGAACTTTTGGTTAATACCAAGCTCATTGATCTCCATAATTCCAAGACCGTAAAACTCAGGAATACCTGCGTTACGGAAGATGTCCATACGAAGCTCATCAGGAGCAGCAAGACCGTCAGTACCACCTGGGGCGGAATTATCTGCGTCTTTAGAGTTAATAGCGTTATAAGCCATTGAACGGATGTCCTGAACTATTTCTGGTGAAACAATAAGATCTGTCAAACCTCTAGTACGAGTTGTTGGTGTTCCACCAACCCATGAAGTATTGATTCTCTTAGCAAGAGTAAGAAGATCGTTCATGTCAGAAAGTGTGAACTTACCTGCAACGTTGTTAGTTTGTACGTGAGCTTTTGAATTTGTTGTAGCACTTGCTACAGCAGTCATAAGCAATGTAGCTGAAGTAGTTTCCTGCTTGAGCAAGATTTCCTGAGCAACACGAGTGAAAGTCTTGCTTACAACGTCCATGCGGCTTTTCGCAGCATAACGACGATCAAAGCTTACAGCTGTATCAAGGCTATAAGTAGCAAGTTTCAACTCAGATGCAGTTGGAAGAACTTGGTTGGTTGGAAGACCACCAGCATGACTCTGACTGTATACCTGAACATAATCTTCATCAGAAATGTTGTAGTAAAGATCTAAAGGAATGCTTGGGTTATCATCAGCATTAAACTGAAGTGACTGGAACAGGTTACTGACAGTTGGGGCTTGGTTAAGAACCTCAGCCAAAACTGGTCCGATAAACTCTGCAAGAGCTACCTGTGCCTCATATGCAACTGCTTTGTTGCGAGAAGCCATAGCTTTTACAAGCTCGACTTGCTCTGGGGTGCGTTTTAAAGTAATTTTCATTGGTAAAATATTCTCCGTGTAAAAAATTAGAATTTGACAACGATGTAATCACCTAAGAACTGATCGCTTGTTGGGCCTTGGTTGGTTCTAGAACCAGTTCCAAGAACTCTACCAAAGTGTCCTGAACCCCAGTGACCCTGTACGTGGTTTGCACCAGTAAGTTTTCCTGGGTTAATGTGAGACATCTTAACAGGCGCTCCTATTGTGTAGTCAGTAGCGTTTCCATCAAAACCACTATCGGACAAAGTAAAGATGCCGTGCATAGCGATTGGAACAGCTTGACCAGGAAGTACTGCCTGAAGCTCAGTCTGCTTAGTTGGGTTATAAAGGAGTTTTTCTCCGTTTTCATCATTTTTAGCAGTTTGCAAAAGTGTCATACCAAGAGGGTGCTGACCTGATGTAGCTGCATTAACTGTAAGATTAACTTCAGGGTACATCGCTGTAGAACCAAGAAACGGATAACTTGTATCACCAAGATAAGTGTTTGTTTGGTAAGTTACAGGATCATTGTTGAAGTTACCATCTGTGACCACAACGAATACTCCAGCATCGCCAGAGCCTACGTCGGTTGTCGCATCGAGAACTGAGTTGTTATCCAACTTGTATAAGTTCACGACATTCTCTTCAGAGTATTGTCTGAAAGGTAAAATTCGAATAGACATGATAATGTTAGTTGTTTATAGATTTAGTTGAGATTAAGAAATTTCAATGTTTTCACGCTTGAAAGCACCTCTGAATTTATCTATTAAAGACTCTTCATTAGATGCAACGGCCTCATTAACGTTTGGAACGGCAGCGTCAACTTCTTCTGCATTATCAAGAGCTTCTTCAACTTCAACCTCTTCAGTAGAAGCATTAGCTACTCTTTTTGCAACTTCATCGTCAATGCGCTTTTGTATCTCTTCGTTAAAAGAAGCTTGTACTTCTTTATTTTTGTGCTTCCAAAGAACCTCTAGCTTGCTAGCAAAAGAAGAAAATTCCTCTTCTCCATCAATGGCTTTAAGTTCCTTAGCGAGAAATTCGCGGTCCTGATCATCAAGATCATAAGACTGATCAAGAGAATCCATTCTTTCGTTAAAGCGAGCGACTGCTTCTTCGGCTTTCTTCTCGTTTTCAAAGACTGAGATACGCTCATTTGCGCTTCCCAACTTTTCTTCAAGTTCGGCTACAGAAGACTTAAGATCCTCATATTCTTTAGCGATTGATGCTTTTTCTGACTTCTCTGCCTCAAGATCAGCACGATATTTTTCATCGCGATCTTTGATAGCTTGAGCAAAAGTGTCTGTCATTGAAGCTACAGCTTCCTTAGAAAATTTCTTTTCATTGAGAAGCTCTTTAAGTTCTGAAATTGTTTGTTCTATTTCCATGGCGTTAATATCCTTTTTGGGTTTTACATTTAAATTAAAATTTTGTGAAATATTATCACGTTTGTCGTTTATAATAACTTTCTCTACTTCAGGTTTTTCTGAGTAGAGACCTTTTACATCAGCGGCAGGATTTAAGGTATAAGCTATGCCTAGAGGATATATATTTCCTTTTATTAGTCTGTATATATTCTCTCCTTTGTCTGTCTTGCCTGTACCTCCATAACTTCTTAAAAAACCCTTCATTTCCTGTATTTTTTCAGGATCTGAAATAATTTTTGCGTCTTTTAATTCGTCGCTTCCTACCGCTAAAACGTAATCACTAAAACCTATTTCCCAACTTGCTGAAACTTTTTTATAAGAGCTGCTCTCTGGATCTAAGGAGCTTTCTACTAGATCTGTAAAATTTTTATTAACAGACTTATAAATAACAGCACCCAAAGCAATATTGAATGGAGTTTTTTTATCTTTAATATTTTCTGCTTTTAATATTTCACTTGTTTCAATTGAGCTAAAACCAGCGTCAACTATGTGACCCACAACTTTTTGTTTGTCATGCTCAATATTAGTTGGCTTGTGAACAAAATTAGGAGTATATGCAATGGCTGTTTCGGTATCCATTCCATCACCATTTCTGTTAAACTTGTTTACAACTGCTGCGTTAAAAGCAACTCCTAGTAAATCGACATTGCTTTTATAATCTATATCTTTTGGTACAAGTGGAGCTAAATTGCTTAAAGAGGCTTCAGAAATCAAAGAAGCTTCATTGATCTTACAAACAGATATGGGGCAATCAAAAGTTGTTGTATATTTATATTCCATTAAGAATTCTCTTTACTGTGGTACAGTATTGCTGCTGGGTATAAATCAAGTTTATGATCGTTTGAGATTTCTAAAACCTGAGTTAATGTGTGTAAATTTTCTATTTCGTTAAAGTCTTTTACACAAGATTCCATGGTTTCTGACCAAGATTCTTTACTTTGAGAACAAACTATGGATTCGCAAAGGTTAGCTACCATCTCTTCCTGAGACTCACTAAGTTTATCTGACTCTATGTTTTCCAGCATTTGGCCCTTAGCCTCATTAATAAATTCATCTATCTCATAAATGGTTTTTTGTATATCTGCTCTAGAATATTTAGCATTTACTATAGGTATGCCAGTGGTCCCTTCTGGCCTTCCAGCTTGGTTTGGAGTTTTAGTAGCTCCGCCAATTTCTGGCTCAATCATAGGAACTCCACCTACTAATGGGTTGTAGTAACCTTCTTTTCTCTCTTCTACAAAATCTTGCTGAGCAGGTGAAATCTTATCGGCTTCTGGGAATCTTCCGTTATGGAACATTTCCATACCCTGTTGAGGTGTTAGTATACCCAACTCCATCAAACGAGTAGAAACTCTCATCTCTCATATCGATGTCTTTCATTTTTACTTCGGGGTAAGATCTAAATCCAAGCTCTCTTGATATTCTTTTGATTTCTCTTTGTAAGAAATCGTTCAAAAACCCAGTTCTAGACTCTTTTAACCTATCAATAAATATTTGGGCTTTGACTTGAGTAGAGTTAAATTTTTCTTCTCCTACTACAATGTTTTGTAGACCTTGTTTAATGTCCTCATTTAATATCTTATATTTGTCTGGACCCAAAACTCTATTAAGCTCAGGGATTATAAACTCAGCTTTTGTTGTATAATCAGATACTAACACTCTGCCTACGCTTTCATTTTTAAACAAATTTTGCATAGCAGCTAGATTGTTAGCATTTACGCCGCCTTTATCTGGGTCTGCTCCCATGGTTATAAGCAAAATAACATTCTCAACAGTACGTGTTATTGCTTGATCCATTTTCTTTAATTCCATCTTGGCATTGATATCCTCTAAAACAGGAAAACCAAAAGGAATAGCAAAAGGTTCATAATCTTGCTTCTTATAGAATGAAAAAGATAATCTTTGAGGATCTAAGGCCAACTTTAAACCTTTAGCAGAGTATCCACCTTTTTTAATTGTTTCTTGAGTCTCTGGGTCTAAACTTTGAAAAAGCTCTATATCTTCTTCTGTTTGTGGGTTTTGTAATCGTGCTAGCTCATACTCAGATAAAACTTTTTCGTATGCACCTACAGAGAAAGTAGTAGCTCTTTTTGCAACTACATCATACGGGTTTAACAATATATAGCGTAAAGGTATTTTGTTAGCTGAAGGATTGATCGAGCCAACTTGATTCATTAATCTAGCGTAATCATCAGCTTTAAATTTTCCATCAACCCTATAAAGGAATACATTCCCGCTTCTGTAATATTCTCTAAAGTATTGATCTTTAATATTTAAGATGTTGACCTTTTTAAACCACTCATAGAAAAATTCTCTGCTTTTCTTTGTGCCTCCTTCTAGATATATATCTGTGTTTGTAAACTCAGACATGATATCTATGGCGTTTCTAAATACAGCCACATTTGAATAAGCTTTCTGACAAAGCTCTATGGTGTCTCTAACATTTATACCATCTGTTGAATAATCATAAGGCAATAAACCACAATCGATACTAGAATATCTATTTTTTAAGTTTACGAACGCCGCTCTGTTTTTTCTAGCTCCATTAAAGCTACTGGTGCTTGCTTGTTGCCTTCTGGCCTGAGATACCTCTTTATATGAAGCATCAGATGTATAAAAAGCCTCACCTAGTAAATCAGGTAGAACTTCACCATCTTTACCTATAGGGACATAGGTCTGATTTGGTTTGTTAAATTTATCCCAATATTGTGAACGTTTGGTATATTTTCTTTTGGCCATAATAACATTTGATATTACACCCCAAAGTTAACTTTCAACTTTTAAAAGTTAAGAAATAAACATTGGTGTAAAAGTTGCTTGATTTTCGTTGCCATCAAATGTCTCCATGTCGTAAAAGACATTCATCATCCAATTAGCTAAAACTAAGGCAGAATAGGAGTCTTTCCTCGCTTTGTCTGCCCCTTTTTGTTTCCTTAAGTTTGGCGGTAAATCAAAACTCTGAGTTCCTTGAGAGGAAGTTGTAATTTGTACTAATGCACATTGGACCTTAATTAAGTCCATCATATCTTTTTGATGCTCAACTAAGTCTATCATTCTCGCTCCCTCAGATCCATTCTCGTTAGCGTCATTTCTTATAAATTTTAAACCCTTAACACCTATCCTGTATTTACGCTGTATATTATAATCATCATTCATCGCAGCCCCAGCAAAAAATATCTTCTTATGATCAAATGCGGATTGAAGTGATTCATTAGCAGTTCTAATCCATTGAGAGCTAGGCTTTCTTAAAAACACAAATCTTTTCTGGCTTTTGTTGTATTGATTCTTTAACTTTCTTAAATTCTTTTCATAGTCGGCTAATTTGTCAATGTCGGCCTCTATAGTCTCTAATTTTAAATTTTGATCTTTAAAGATAGTGCTTTCGTTACAAGAGTTCATAAACTGCACTCCGCCGTTATAGTCACCCACTACAGCTACTATATTGAAATGAGTCAATAAGTAAGCCATGTATCTTATATGAGTTTTTAAATTGGCCCCAGATAAAGCATAACTATGCACTACTGTTCCTTTTCTCTGATCCTTGTTTAATTTTATCACCATTATGGCAAAATCGTCAGAGCTTTCACTCTCAGACCACGATGGGTCAAAAGATAAAATGTACTGGTCATTTTTGTGGCCTTTTACCTCTACGCACTGCCCCTCACCATCAGGTATT